GGGACCACCTACGCCGGTGAAAGCGAGGATTGCGCCAATAACAATAGCCGCCGCTCCTACGATTGTCAGAATCTTTGTGACAACGCTCTTGATTTCTTTCGGCATGGAGTTCCAATCAAGGCCGACCGTAGCCGCCAGACCGACCGCACCAGCGGCAATCATGGCGATACCAAGCCCTGTTGCAACCCCAGTGAAAGCCAGAATCGCACCGATACCGATTAAAGCACCGCTTACGATTGCAACGATACTCTGAACCGAGCCTTTAAGGTCTCCTGTGAGAGAGTTCCAGTTCAGCGCAACCGCCGACACGAGAGACACCGCACCAGCGGCAATCATGCCTACACCGAGAGGGATATTTGCCCCGGTAAATGCGAGGATTGCACCGAATGTGAGAAGTGCGCCGCCGACAATACTTTCGAGGAGACCGATTGCTCTCCGCATGGGGTCTGACATACTGTCCCAGTTCAAACCGATTGCAGTCACAAGACCGACTGCGCCAGCCGCCATCAGTGCGATACCGAGAGGAACATCGACACCTGTAAAGGCGAACAGCGCACCCATAGCCAACAGCGCACCGCTCACGATTCCTGTCAGAATGGACAGCGCATTTTTAATGTCACCGTTGAGGAACTTCCAGTTGATAGCCGCCGCAGTAACCAACGCCGCCGCACCAGCTACCATCAGAGCCGCACCGAGCGGAACATTCACCCCGGAGAACGCAAGGAACGCACCTATCGCCAACAGGAATCCCCCGAGTATGCCTGTAACCAGTGTCAGCACTTTCGCCAACCGCTCGGACATATAATCCCAGTTTGCGACTATTGCTGATATAAGCCCAGCCGCACCAACCGCCATCAGAGCAAGACCCACAGGAACATTTGCCCCGGTCACAACGAGAATTGTGCCGATTGCCAGCAGGAATCCACTGATAACCGCAGTAATTTCGCTCAAAGCTCCCTTGATTTTTTCCACGATTTCGTCAACCTTTGTGCTGACAATATCACCGAGGAAATCATAGGTCGGAAGCTCAAAGCCCAAATCACCGCCGCCTATCCCAAGACCAGACCCATCACCACTCCCGCCGGAATCATCATTCGGGGAAATGATGTTGAGTTCGTCAATCCCGAGAAGTGCGTTTTTCAGCTTCTTCGCCGCCTTGGTCGCACCATTCAGACCGTCTTCTGTATCAGCCGCAGAGCCAGCCACAGCGTCAGCCACAGCGGTAATCCCGGAGTAGTCCACCTCCGGCAACTCGAATCCGAAGAAAGCGGCGATTTCGCTCGCAATCAGCCGGATAACATTTGCCAGTGCGATAGCATAGGGCAAAACGGCGTTCAGTGCCGGAATGAAGATGTTACCCAAAGCCCTGGCGCACTGTGTCACCTGTGCTTGGAGAATACGGAGCTGGTTTGCCGGAGCGTTTAGGGTACGAGCCATATCGCCTTGCGCTTTTGTGACCTGTGTCATAATGGCGTAGTAGCGAAGCTGTGCCTTTTCAGCCTGTGTCATTTTGGAGAACGCTTTGTCAATTCCAAGCTCCAAAGCGACCTCCTGTAACCTCGCTTGCGACAGGTCATAGCCCAGTCTACGAAGCGGTTCAAGCTCACCAGAGATACCAGACTGTAACTTCTGCATAGCGTCCTCGAACGAAATGTTGAAGAACGAGGAGAGGTCATACCCAAGCTGGGTAAGCTGTTGAGACATGATATAGGCTCGCTCTGTGGCAACACCGAAACCTTCGGTAATTGTCATAAATACGCCTTGATTCCGCATCCACTCGCCCGGGTCGATACCCATAAGCTCGCCGACCGTTTCAGCGTACTTCTGCGCTTCTGCCGCATACTTTCCCATAGAAGCATTGAACAGGTTGATATTTTCGATGTAGCTGTTGGATTCTGTAATCCACGAAGCAATCGTTCTCGCCGCACCTCGAACAGCGTTCATCGCCATACGGCATTTCGCCCAAATATTGATAAAACTGTCTGCGGCTCGATTGTTGCTGTCGGCGAGACTGTTTGTGTCACGAATCAGCCGCCGGATATTTGCTGGGAGCTGACCGAACGCAGAGGAAATGCGGTTGAGCTGTCTCACCAACGGCGTGAGAGCGGTAGACAACCTCTGAATCTGTTGAGTAAAGGTGTCCCAGTCAATTCCGTTGAGGGTCTGTGCCAACTGCGGGAGCTTATTCAACTGCGTAATTGCAGACTGCAACCCGGACGCTCTGCTCAAGCTGTTCAGCGGAGCAAGGGCAGTAGAGAGCCTACCCAACCCGGAGAAATCCGTAGTCCCCAGCGAGGACACGACACTCCCGATGTTCCGCAACTGATTACCGATACTGGCAGAAATCTTGATACTTCCCAGTCCAGAGAGCTTGGAGAGACTATTTGCCAGCCTGTCGATTTTATCAGCCGAAGAACTGTCCATAGTTTGAAGAGCGGTATTAAGGTTGCGTAGCTGATTTGCCACGCTTGTCAACCCAACACCGCCCTTCACAGCATTTTTCAGCCTTGACAAAGAAGCGGAAAGAGCGTCTATGCCACTGGTAGCCGAGGTTGCGCTCGACTGTACCTCCAATTCGAGACTTTCGATTGTCGTTGACATAAACTTCACTTCCTTTCGTCAAATCGCTTGTTGTTCGCCACCATATAGGCTTGCATATACCGCATACCCTTCTGTGACTTGGCTTTCTCCTTTTTGGTTTTTGCGTCCTCCATCGTCTTCTTATTGATGGGGTACGCTTCCTCCACATAAGGTTGAGCCTTTGTTCCCTTTTTGGCAAAGGCGTGTAGGATAGGCGAAACCCGAGCAAGAGCGTCATAGAAATACATACCCTGCAACCACGCTTCTTGATTGAACCGCTCCTTACGAATCTCCTCCGCTTCCCGGTAGAACTTCACAAGGCAACAATCCCTATCCCAATACTGCTCCTCTGTCATTCCTATTGATAAGTAATAGGGGAACTTCTGATTGAAAATATCCGTATAAGCACGAGGGGAAGCGAAGCGATTCACACGCTCGCTCCCCCCGTCAGCGGATTCTTTATCGGACAGCGAACTACTTACCAGTCCGTTGTCCAGTTCGTGTTTCCCTCGGATTCCTCCGGCTCCTCCACCAGAGCCATGATAGGCTCGTTGTACATTTCAGCCAGCTTGCCAATCAGCTCGTCCTTGTGGGTCATGCTGGCAAAGATAGCGTCAATGGTCTCCTTCTTCTCGAAGCGATGATGGGCGAGGAACGCACCCTCGAACAGAGCCGGGAGAGTGGACATGGGCTTGGTCTCGACCTCGGCGGCGATAAAGCCCTTCTTCTCCATTTCTGTGACGGTGCGGCGGGTGAACTCAAGGGTGTACTCCTTATCCTTGTAGGTGAACTTCAACTGCTTTGCCATTTTTTGTTTCCTCCTCTTGTTATTACGCATTGTCTTCGTCCATAGTGATGGGCGTGGAAGGTGCGATGGTGATAGTCATATCGACCACCTCGTTCACACCGCCGCCGACAGGGAAGACGGAGAGCTGACCCTTGAACTTGAACTTGCCGTCAGACCCGGTAGGGGTAACGGTATCGCCGGATTCAGTGCCGCCAAACCAGACAGCGTAATCGTTCTCGATACCGTCCAAAGCCTTGAGCTTCTTGTACTCGTCCAGCGTGTAGTTGGAGGTGAACTCCAAAGCGTCCAAGGACTGAATACCGGGGATATAGGTCTGCATACGGTCGGTGAGGGTGGTGGTCTCCAACATTTCGGGAGTACCGCCGAGGTCGGGGAACTCCTTAATGTCAATCAGCTTCTCCCATGCGGCTTCCTTCTTCTGCATGAGAAAGATTTTGTAGGTGCTAATAGCCATGATTGCTTACCTCCTGTAAATTACATTTTCTTTTGATACGATTGCTCGATACCGAGCCACCATGCGGTAAACGGTTGCGTCTACCTCGTTTGGAACAGGGGTCATAAGGGTGCGAGTGAATCCCAACGCTTCGAGCTGTTTGTCCACAAACCCGAGAATTTCCTTGCACTCGGCTTTCTTTCCTTTGGTACGATTTGAGTACACATTCACCTCATAAACCACCTGTGCGTGATTCTCGATACACTCTGTTGTCCGAGTGTTCCGATAAATCTGGTTGTCCACTTCAATAAGGGACACGCAAGGGAAGGACGAGGGAGACTTGACATATTCGCCTGTGATAAAGATTTTGGGGTACTGCTCCCGAACCTTTTCAGATACGGTGCTGAACACCTCCGTCTCAATGTCAATCACCCAAACACCTCCTTTGCGATAGAGACAATCTCGTTGCAAACGGTCGTTACCGCCCGGGACATAGGCATATTCGCCGGAGTACCATGCGTGAGCTTTAACTCTCCGTCCTCATAGAAACCCCATGTGCGTTTTTTGCCGTTTCCCTTACCGAAGCTACCAATAGTGAACCCCAGCTCTGCGCCATGCGGGTGAGGTGAACTCCCGGCAGAACCGTTATGGTAAACGCCAGCACCAAACTCAACCCATATAGCGTCTTCGCCGCTTGCCACTACGACTGTGACAGACCCCCGGTTATCGACCGATACATCGACCTGTGCATACTCGGGGGCGTGTGTACCGCCCTTGAGAATCACATCATCGACTACCGCTCCGGCAAACCCTTTCTTGGCTTCTTCTGCCAAACGCTCGGCAACCTTCTCTCGAAGGAGGTCTGTTTTACGCTGAATGTCTTGCTTATAATCAGCCAGCTCTTTGATTGCCCGGTCAATGTCTGTGGTGGACAGTGCGAACGAAATTTTCTTTCTACCCACTGACTTTCACCTTGCTTATCGCCACAGACACGCTGTTCAAGCTCCGGGCAATTTTCTTCACGATGTAATCGTGAGGTGTGAGAACATCACCGTCACCGTTGACAACCAATGCACCGTTTTCATCGACTTGCGGAACAGTGTCAATCCAGAGAATCGTGTACTCGTCAATCGGAGGAGCGTTGTTGTCCATGACAATAACCTTGTCGTAGGATTCACTCTCCCCAAACTGCCGAGTGGTTGTTTCTCCTTTTGCCGCAGAGATATTCGCCGAAAACGGAATCGGGTTGCCATGCTGAACATCATACTCACCAGACCAGTTTCCGTACTCGTCCTTTATAGGCGTTTTGCTCACATACAGGGCGTAAAAGAAGGGGCTTTTGTTTCTGCTCATACACCTCATTTAATCACCCCCACATAAGGGGTAATGCCCTTGAGCATAGACGAAGGAATGTCGGCGTTCTCGTAGGAACGAGAAATGCCATTTTCGGAGTGAGAAGTTTGCCCCTCCGCACCTCGCTTGTTCAGCATATAGGCGGCGATTTCAAGCTGAATGGTCTCGTACTTTACCGGGACTTCCGTCACATCATCATGGTAGGGAAACGCCCGAGCAATCACCTTTCGACCAGCGAGCATAAGGTAGGTGGACAGCACTTCGTCAGTGTCAGAGCCGCCGACCATAGCTCGTAAAGCGGTCAGTTTTTCCACATCAGTCATGGTGTCCACCTACCTTTCTTCATACCGTTTTCTTCGGTCTGCCGGATTTTTTGACAGGGGGCGTTTCGCCCTCGTTGTGTCCTTCGGAAATCCCCTCCGTCACAGAGACACCTGTTCCCTCCTTATTATCACTGGCGTGTTCGGCGGGAGTGGCCTGTGCTGGTCTCTGATTCTTCCGGGATTCACCTTGTCGGTGTAACAGCATACCCATATCAGCCACCCGTACTCTCGCTCACAGTCTCCTTGATTTTGATTGCCTTGGAGGAATCGTAGAGGTAAGCGACATAGTGCTTGTCGGCGGTCAGCACAGTGGACTTGTTGATAATGTCACGGTCGGTCTCAATCACCGTCTCACGCTTCATGTAGAGAGCCAGCGCACCCGGGGCAACGATGAAACAGGAATCCTTGAGACGGTTGGACACGACCACCTGACAGCCATGCACCATACCGACAGAGCCACGAATAATCATGTTCGCCCCGGTCTCGGTGTTGGGAATCCAGCCATCAGTCTTACGCAGATTGCCGTAGGTGGCGGGACTGCACAGGAAGACCTTCGGGCCATCAATGTCCTCGCCCAGCTTCACCAGAGCGTCAGAAATATCATCAGCGGTGGCTCGTGCGGCGGCGGTGTACAACATCTGCCCGGTGATAGCTTCCAGCACAGCCAGCACATCGCTGTCCATCTTGGACGCAATCGCCAGACTGATTTGCCGAATACCCTCGGACAGCGGGTCTCCGTAGCCGGACAGGATAGATTCATCGGTGAACTGCAAACCCTTACCAACCTTCTGCACCTTGACAGAGGTGGTGTTCTCCACGAGCTGGGTGATGGGAATGTCAGTACCCTCGGCAACCGCCACAGCGTCACCGATATAGGCGAAAGAGGGCAGAGTAATCGTATCGCCGGGTCTGCCCTCAAGGGAATTGTCAATCCGGCACAGAGGAGCGAACTTCACATCGGAAGTCAGCTTCTTGTTTACCATATCGCCAATGACCTGCGGATTGAACAGGTTGGCAAGGTAGGTAGAAGTGTTAGGTACAGTAGCCATTTAATATCACTCTCCATTCAGTTCTTTGTAAAGGTCGGGGTTCTCGTTGAACAGGTTCAGACGCTCCATGTACGACAGGTTGGAGAACTGCTCCTTTGTCACATCTTTCGGCACGACCTGACCGCCGCTCGGCTTGGGCGTATTCTTGAGTGCTTCTGCCCGAATCTGCTTCACGAGAGCGTCTTGGTGCTGTTTCTGGACGAGGAACAGCGTACCATGGTCGTTGTCTGCCGCCGCTTCTGCCGCCCGGTCAGCCAAGCTCTGCTCGTACCCGAGGGCAAGATACTGTGCCTTGGTATCGGACACGACCTTGGCTCGTTGCAGTTCAGCCAGCTTCTCGTTTACCTCGTCCTCCTTGGCCTTACGCTCGGCTTCACGCCGCTCCTCCTCGGACATACGAGCTTGAAGCTCACGCTTCAACTTGGCGGCTTCGGCGTTCGCCTTGCTGACCGCCGCTTTCAGCTTCTCGGTTTCGTAGCTCTGCATGGGATTGGATTCACCACCCGGAGCGGGAGCGGGTTCGGGCTTCGGGGCTTCGATACCCTCCAACGCCTTGGTGACTTCTTCGAGGGACATTCCTTCCTTGTAGGAATCTTTGAGCAGTTCTTGTAATGTCATATAGGTTCTTCCTTTCTGCGAATTTTCTATACCGACTTCCCTGCCGGATTATCTGCGAAATTTTTAGAGCGGCTTCCCTGTCGCTGTTATACCAAACGGCAAAGCCGTCCGATAAACTTTACTCGGTCTGTTCTGCGGAGGGGTCTTTTACCTCCGGGGTAGTGGTTTCTCCGGTGGCTTCCTTGAGAGTGAGAACGACAGAAATCGCACTCTTGGAGAGGATTTCAATATCGTCAAGCTCTCTCGCCAGAATCTTGTCGGAGATTGCCTTGTACGAATTGCGGTTGAACTCCGCAATCTGCGTGTTGTCGGATTCCTTGATAACAATGCTCGCATTGTTATTCAGAGCTTCCAGAAACGCCTTGACCGTCATGTTCTGCACCTCCATTCTCGACACTCGGTTGATTTTGAGCTTCCTTGGCCTTTTGCTCCTCGTAATACTCCATGCTCATGGTGTACGCACTTTCAGCGTCAGAAAACAGCCCACAATGAGAAAATGCCAACAGCGGGTGAATCTTTTCCTGTTGGAGCATACTCACAAGCACTTGAGACTTGCTCTGAATTGCTTCGTAATTGCGTCTGGTGAACTTAATGTCAATGTCCGACAGACCAATCGACACATCGCTCATGTCCCGAAGAATCCGAAGCACCAAACGGAGGAAAGACCCCTCCGAACGCTTGAACATCAGCTCGCTATCCTTTGCACGAGCTTCTGCCAGAGACCAACCGTCCCGCATAATGACCGCCGCACCTGTGTCCGAAGTAGACGAACCTCCGTTACGGTTCGGCATACCGCAAATTGTCAAAACGGTTTGGTACAAATCGTCTGTAAGCGTCTGCGCTTGGTCTTGATTCAGACTGGTTGTCACCACATCAACATCTGCGGTTTGACCGTCCGATGATTTGACCTTGATAGCTCCGAGCTGTAAAAACTCCTCGTACTCCTCTTTGGTAATATCGCAGTTAATGAACTTGATAAAGGCTTGGACGATTTGCTCAACACCGTCAATGCGATTGCTCGCAACCGTATTGATTGCGTCCAGCAGAGGAAGGACAATTTCAAACGAGCCGAGCCGAGCATTATTCGCCGGGTACTCAATAATGGGAATCATGCCGAGGGAATGGTTTTCTCTCTCAACGATTGCCCCAGCTTTCACCACGAAATACTCGTCTTTCGTGTAAATGCTGTATGTCTTCTCTCCGCTTTTACCGACAGCGCAGCTTACTCCCATCAAAGGTTTGTTGC